GTTTCACTTGAAGTGAAATAGCTGATAAGAGCACTAGTCGTCTTTGCATTAATTTGCATTGCTAATAAGAAAAAGTATCAATGGACTGTATTTAATACAGTTTTATATACTTTTTCTGACTAGGAGGATCAATTATTACTGGACATATATTTATTATTATACATTCTTCTGGATTTATTATTTGTGAACATATTTGACATAAATTATAATATGCAGTTTGACCATTATAATAACTTGTATCTTTAATAATTATTGTATTTGCAATCCTAGGTTTTGGAATTATTGGAACACGATATATATCTTCTTTAAAATCATTATTTGTTAATGCTTTTAGTTTTGTTTCAAGACTAGATAGGGAAATATTGTCATCAATTATTTTACCTGATATATTAACTAATATAAATTTTAAATTATTAGGATTTATATTTATCTTTTCAATTTCTATATTAATTAAATCATAAGGTAAAGTATAAATATCTGATGTTATTGATCTAACTTGAATTAATAAATCATCTAAATACCATAAATGTATAACTTTTTTAAAACGTATTGTTATCATATAATTATTACTATCTAAAGAAGATATTAATTCTTCTAATTTATGAAAGGAAATAGGATCACTTGAATTTCTCATTTTACAATTTCTAAATGTAATAACAAATTGTTCAACATTAGGATGAAATAGTATACTATCTATTAGTATCATTACATTATTATTTTTTTATAAAGTTCTTCCAGTGTTATTGTTTCGACACCTGCCATATTAAATGTGATTCGATCATTAATATAAAATCTACATTTATTATCTTGTACTATTGGTGTTAGATAATTAGATAGTTCATTGTATGAAATTAAACTTGGTAACTCTTCTATTTGTGAAGAGTCATAATTTTTAATTATAATTTTAGGTTCATCTAAATCTAAATTTTGATTCATTTCTATATAAAATTTATGGTGATACATATAATTAAACTTTTTATGATATTTTATTTTCAATTTTATTTTTATACACTTTGTCAAGAAAATTGTTAAAAATTTTATAAAAAGTTATTTATAAAATAATAACAATATTTTAGTTAGCATATTAAAAAATATTTATTGAAGATAAATATTTTTATGTCTATATTACAGTATTAATTTTATAAATTTTATTTAGAACGACATAAAATCAAAGATTTTCTATCTTAAGATTTATTAAATAGTGTATTTAAAAACAATATTTAATAAATTTATATGTTATATTGATTTATTAAAAATAGGTATATTTAATTAACATAGAAAAAATTGTTTATCAAAGATAAATATATGAATAATTCATATTAATAAATATAATTTATATAAATCTATTTAAAGAAATTTTAATACTTTATATTTAATGTCAAAAGTAGCAATTGGTATTGATCTTGGAACAACATATAGTTGTGTAGGTGTATATAAACATGGTAAAGTTGAAATTATATCAAATGATTTAGGTGAAAGGACAACACCATCTTATGTAGGTTTTACTGAATCAGAACGTTTAGTTGGTGCAGCAGCTAAAAATACTGCTACAAGTAATCCTACAAATACAGTATATGAAGCTAAACGTTTAATTGGTAGAGAATATAATGATCCTAAAGTTCAAGAAGATATTAAACATTATTCTTACAAAGTAATTAATAGTAATAATAGACCTAAAATTAGTGTAACATATAAGGGCGAGGAAAAACAATTTTCACCTGAAGAAATTTCAGCAATGGTATTAACAAAAATGAAACAAACTGCAGAAGATTATTTAGGGCATGAAGTGAAAGATGCAGTTATTACAGTGCCTGCTTATTTTAACGATACACAAAGACAAGCAACGAAAGATGCAGGTGCAATTGCAGGTTTTTATGTATTAAGAATTATTAATGAACCGACAGCAGCAGCTATAGCATATGGGCTAGATAAATTAACACAAAAAGCAAGAAATGTATTAATTTTTGATTTCGGAGGTAAACAACTTGTATAACTGCCTCCTGTGGTGAAAGTCCACCTAAAGGAAATATTTATCCTTTAGAACCTGGTTAATTGCTGGGAACCCCTAAAGCTTTTCCTACCACAACGCAATCCGTGAGGATAAACGTGACGGTTTAAAAAAGGTAAAAGATTGAGATATAATTCTCAAATGGGCAATCAGCAGCCAAGCAAGTTAGTGATAACTTGAAGGTTCAACGACTAGGATGATTAGAGTTTATAACTTGAACATCCCACGAATGCCAGGGTTTATTTGTCAATATAAAAATATTTAAAATAATATTAATTATCTATAAAATGGAAGGAAGGAAAAAAATAATAAATAGTGTTACAAATATATTATTAAATGATGAAGAAATAAAAATATTATCACTAGATTTAGATTATTTATTAAATAAATATTCTGCTAAAAAAAATCAAGTATGGTACATTAAATTAAATGATAATTATTTATCAAAAAAAGATAAATATATTATCAAATATAATTGTATAACATGTTCATTAACACATACCATAAGTGTTACACAATTTATTAGAAAAGTTAATAAATGTTCATACAAATGTTATTTTTGTCGGAATATATCTAATTCAGAGACAAAAAATAATAATTCTGTAAAAATAGATAATATTGATTCCAAATGTAAATCTGAAAAATTTAATTCTATACTATTATTTGAATCATTTGATGATGATTTTAAAGAAAATTATTTTACATTTCATTTAACTGAAGATGAATATTTAAGAATATCTAAAAATATTCAAAGTTTTCATAATAATAATTTAAATGACATTTGTAATTATGAATATTGGCCGATATATAAAGGCAATAATCACATTAAATTTTCAAGTGTCATATATGATAAAAAAAATGATACGATATTTAAAGCACACCAACCAATATTTAAATGTGATAACTGTGGATTAAATTGGCGCGCTACATCAATTGAAAAATTTAAAAATAATATTAAAATATTATGTAAAACTTGTTCATTTACTTCAAATACATTTAAATTAAGAACTTGTCATAATTGTAATAATGAGGTAATATTATATCAATCTAAATTAGAATTAAAATTTATAAATTGGTGTAATGTAAATAAAATTATTGTTACAAATGGACCTAATATACCTTATTATTTTAATAAAGATAGAACTTATCAAGTTGATTTTCAAATTAATGATATTTTAATTGAAATTAAAGATAATCATAAATTGCATAAAAATGATGTAGAATCAGGTAAATGGAATGCAAAAGAAGAAGCAATTAATAATTTAATAAAATCACGTATTTATAGTAAATTTATTATGATCACACCACAAAATTGGTGTAAACAATTAGATAATATTTTATATTGGCAAATAAATAAGATATAGTCTGACCTCATATGAAAATATGAGAAGCGGCAGTTAAAATCTCCCGCGATAACACATTGGGTACACATGATGTTTCATTATTAGCATTAGAAGATGGTGTTTTTGAAGTGAAAGCTACAGCTGGTAATACAACTTTAGGAGGAGAAGATATTGACAATAGAATAGTTAATTTTGTAGTTGATGAATTTAAGAAAAAACATAAGGTTGATTTATCAGATAATAAGAAAGTATTAAGAAGAATTAGAACAGTTGCAGAAAGAGTAAAAAGAACTTTATCGGGTATTACACAAACAACAATAGACATTGATTCATTATATGATGGTATTGATATAAGTATACCAATATCTAGAGCGAAATTTGAAAGTTTATGTGCAGATATATTTCAAAAAACTTTAGAACCAGTTGATAAAGTGTTATCAGATGCAAAAATTAGTAAATCTCAAGTTGATGATATTGTAATTGTAGGCGGATCTACAAGAATTCCAAAAGTTCAAGAAATTTTATCTCAATATTTTAATGGTAAGGAATTATGTAAAAGTATTAATCCAGATGAAGCGATAGCTTATGGTGCTGCAGTTCAAGCAGCAGTTTTATCGGGTATTTCAGATGAAAAATTAGATCAATTAGTTTTATTAGATGTTACACCATTATCATTAGGTGTAGAAACATCTGGCGGTGTAATGACTGTATTAATTCCTAGAGGAACTACACTACCTACAAAAAGAACTCAAACATTTTCTACAGCTGTAGATAATCAACCAGGTGTTACTATTCAAGTTTTTGAAGGTGAAAGACAATTAACGAAACATAATAATAAATTAGGTGAATTTCACTTACATGGAATACCTCCTATGCCACGAGGTACACCTCAAATTGAAATTAGTTATGATGTAGATGCTAATGGTATTTTACAAGTTTCAGCGGTTGAAAAATCATCAGGAAAATCTGAAAAAATAACAATTACTAATCAATCTAGCAGATTATCACAAGAAGAAATTGATAGAATGATTAAGGAAGCAGAGAAATTTAAAGATGATGATGAAAAAATTAAACAAAGAATTGAATCAAAAAATAAACTAGAACAATATTGTTATACTATTAAATCAACAGTTAGTAATTTAAAAGATAAATTAGGATCAGATCATGATACTATTGAAAAAACAATCAATAATACATTAGAATGGTTAGAACAAAATGTAAATGCAACTTGTGAAGAATTTGAAAGTAAATATAAGGAAGTGGAAGGTATTATTCAACCTTTAATTGTAAAAGCATATCAAGCAGGTATGCCTACCGATGGATCTAAAATGCCTTTTGATATGCCAAATATGAATCCAGAATCTGCACCTGATGCAGATATCGACTAAATAGGTTTATTGTTTTCTTCATTTTCACGTTTTAGATAATAATAATAAACTACAAGATTTTTATAAATATTTAGTAGTTCATAATAATTATTATCTAAATCTTTTGATAAATATTTAATTTTTTTTTTAATTTTATAAATATTAATATTTTCTATCATATATATATATGATAGAAAATAAATATAATGATGTGAGAAATAAATACATCACCAAAATAGAAAATAAAATAAATGATTTAATAAATTCAATATCTTTACTTCATCAAGTTGATAGAAAAATATATATAAATCCTCTTATGAATATGACAGGTGGTAGCGTATCATTTGGTAATGAACCCAGAACAAGATCTAGTGGTACATTAATGGAATTAGGTGCAGCTATTGCATCGATTCCTGCCTTTCTTAGTAATGATGTTAATAAATTATTAAGTGAAGCTAAATTAAGTAGCGATGGTATTAAAAAAGAACTAATAGATCTTAAAACAAGTATAAAATTATATACTGATAAAATTAATAGTATTAAAATTGAAAATATAGGTGCAATTGCAATGAAAACATTAACAGATTATACTGTATTCCCAATGCATACGAAACATTTTGATAAAATTACAGAATTAGTTACCGATTTTAGTAAAGAAGCCAGAGCAAATATAGATGATGCATATGAAAAATTTAATGAAGGTGTATTTTACCTTTATAATAATTCTAATATTGATGATGAAAATTTTAAGAATTTGTATGAAAATTATTATAATAAAATTACAATTTTACTATTTAAAAGTGTATTAATTAATTTATTATATTTAATATCAAAAGAAAGTATCACGTCTGGTAACATGTCTGCTGATAATAAAACATTATTTGAAAATAAAATTGTGTTAATGAATGAGGATATTATAAAGTCTTATGACGCAGTAGTTGATGATGATGATAAAAAAGATAAAGAGAATATGGATAAACAATTTAAATTTACTCGTTATGAAAACGATACCATAATTAATTTAACGGAAAATGGATTATTATATTTTGAGTCTAAAAAAGGGCACCATGTATCAGCAGGTTACGAAGTATCTACTGAAGACGAAAACAAAGATACAAGACACATTAGTGATGGTGCAGAGTTAATTCATCTCTTAGACTAGTATATAACCCATTGATCCAAAATAGATTGACCAATTCTTCCGTATGGAAGTTCTGAATCATAAAATAAAAATGATAATTATACACTCATTTTTATGAAAATTATTAAAAATTTCATAAAAAATAAAAAAATATTTATCTTCGATAAATATTTTTTATCCCTAATTTACCATATTCATTTTATAAATTTTATTAAGTGTATTTAAAAATAATATTTAATAAAAATATATAATTTTGGGAGTAATAATTATTTAATTTAAAAATAGGTATATTTAATGATATTATTTATGAAATTTTTGATAATTTTTATAAAAATGGGTGTATAACATAAAATATATTATATATTAATATGATACATATTAATGATATTAAAAAAATAATTTTAAAATTAGAAAAAAAATTAAAAAAAAGTAATAATTTTGTAGATAATGGTGATGATAAATATAAAAAAAATATAAAAAAATTATGTAATAAAAATAATGACATTGATATAACTAGTTTATTTCAATATCATAATTTTAAAACTATAATTAATTTGACAGATATCAAAAAAAAAATAGATGATGTTAAATCATATAATATAAAAACAGATGATGTTAAATCATATAATATAAAAACAGATGATGTTAAAATAGATGATAAAAAAAATAATTGTAATATAGATGATGATTGTTTAGAAAAAATACGATATTTAACAAATATAATATTAGATATTGAAAAAAAAATAAATAATATTATAAAGTAAATAATTATAATGATATAATATTATTATTTTTGATTTTGGAAATAATATCATACAAATTATTATTAAAGTTTTGATTAATATATGGATTAATAAATTTATATTTAGTTAGATCATTATTTAATTCTAATTTATTTACATTATTATACAATCTTTCTTTTTGAAGTTTAGAAAATGGTTTATTTATATCATAATTATCTAATATATATTTTTTTATATTATCTTTTAAATAATATTTTTTTTTTGTCCTATAAAGTATTAAAATAATATTTACAATAGCTTCTATAATTCTATATATTTTTTTTATTAATATATTTATATTAGTATTATTCATTAAAGTAAAGTTAACGTATAACTTATAAAATTTTTTAAATATATTATTTAATATAATTATAATATTTTTAATATTATAATTATTATGATTTTCTATTATTATATGTAATTTATTTATTAATTTTTTAATAAAATCAATTGTTTTATTAACTACATCTTCAATACTTGATATATTAATATTAAACATTTAATTAATAGTAGAAAAATAATTATTAGCAAAGTTTAAAAATATTATTAATAAATTTAAAAAATAACTTTCTAATTATATTATATTATGGAATTTGAATCATTTCACACATTTATAAGAAAAAAATATCTAAATGTAAAATATAAATTATTACAGAATAATATTAATAAAAAAGGTGGTGCACCACCTATTAAAGTAGCATTACGAAAACATCCAGCGCAACCAACATTACCAGATATTGAAGTTCGGCTTCTAAATATGTTAAGGAAACTAGAAGACATGTCTGCCGATGATAGATCTATCAGTGAAAACTTTTCAAAATACAATTTCGAAAATATTAATAAAATAATAACAGAATTAAATGAAAAAATTACCAAAATAAAAGATGAAAAAATAATAAATGATCAAGGCGTATATACTGATGAACCAATTATAAATAATGCTAGCGATATACAAAAGAAATTAGAAAAATTGAGTGAAAAAATAACAAAAGAAATAACAAATATTAAGAATAATACTTTATCTGTAGATAGGGAAATTTCAATTCCAGGATTTTTACCAACAATTGGAAAAATCAGTGAATCTACACAACAATTAATTAAAAATATGAATATTCATTTAGTAAAACATATGGATAATATTAAAAAAATTACTGAAGTTAATATGACTGATAATATAAAAAATATTATCAGTATTTGGGATAGTATAATAATATTAATAGATAAATTAAAATATGTTGAACATGCGAATAGGATGTTAGATAATGCATCAAGATCAATAATTGAAGATTTTACAAAAATGGATTTAAATGACACAAATATATTCCATCAATATAATTATTATGAAAATATGAATGGTTTTTATAAGATATATAATAACCAATTATATACGAATACAATTGATGCTATGAAAACATCTGGTAAACAATTTGCATTAATTTATAATGATAAATTTCAAATTAATGACAGTGATATTAATGATATATATCCATCATCTTTTTTTATACCTGGTGATGATTTTATATCAGAAAAAATGAATATAAATCCATTTTATACAAATATAAGCTCAACAAATCTAACTACTCATCAAGTAATAAGTATAGATGAAAGAAATGTAAATCCACTTCAAGATACTACAATTTTAACTCAAAGTGGAGATTTAGCAACATCACTAAATGTTTCTAATTTAATTAAACCAATTTTTAAAAATATGTCAGATACAGAAACTTATAACAAAGACCATGTGGATCAATTATTAAATATATTTAAAGAATTTAGTGGCGGAAGTAATATGTTAAGTAATAGATTATATAAACATATTGATGGTTATTCTGATGATATAAATAATATATATGATAATAATGATTATATTTTAAAATATATGTATAAGGTTTGGAAACAAATTAATATGATAAAATTAGTTATAAATAATAATATACAAATTATTAAAGATGATATAGAAAATATAATTATAATAAAAAATAATATTTCAAATTATTTTGATAATAATATAATTACAAACAATTTTACATTATATTATAAAATATACGTAATAAATATTTTTGATGATTTAATAGAAAAATTAAATCATTTGATTAAAGATAAAATTAAAAAAATGAATAATATGAATTCAACAATGTTAATTGAAAAATATGATAAACAATTAATTGATTTATTTAGAACAGAAAAATTAATATATATAGATAAATATAAATTAATAAAAAAATTAATTGATAATTATACAAAAATATATACTGATATTAAATATATATATACTAAATATGTTGAAAACAAAAATATGTTCTATAGATATTTGGAAAATTATAAAAACAAATTAATAATTAATATTAATGATGATATAAATGATTTAGTAGATAATATTCCCAATTATATGTTTACAGAATTAATTAATTCTAATATATCAAATATTTTATCTGATATTATAAATCAAGATAATATAAATATTGATAAAATTAAAGATAATGTCTTATTGGAAGATCAATTTGATGAATCATATATTGAAGAACATATAAATGAATATATTCAAAATGTTAATCCTTCTAGTAATGAAATAATTGAATATTTAATTGAACTAAATAATAATATTTCATTTATTAAAAACATAAATAATCATCGCAATTATATTATTAATAAATTTCAAAAATATTTGAAATTTAAATTAATTATAATGAATTATAAATCAAATATAAAAAGTAAAAATATGTTAAAAATACTTAATTGGTTAGATTATGATTATTATAATTTTTATTTAAATAAAAATATCGATTATTTTAATATTATTTATGAAAATGAAGTGTTGACTAGTTATATTAATGATATTAACTTTCAATTAAATAATTTAATATCATCTGGAAATATATTAAATTGCGATTCCATTAATCAAGTTAATTTAAATTATATGAATAAAATAAAATTAATGCATATTGAAACAAATAGTTATTATCGAGTCCATACTATGCATCGCGATTACTTAAATCTATTAAAATATGATGAATATAATGATAATATTATTAAAATTATAGAAACTGTGAAAGCTAATTATGAAAATAATACTTTAATTCAATTAGGTGGTGAAATTAAAAAACATCCACTAGATATTACATGGGATGATTTATCATGGGAGGCACAAGAAAGATATGAATCAGAAGAAAAATATAAGGAAATATTAAAAAATAATAGTACAGATAAATATCCGAAAGACTCCGATTTATCATGGTATAATTTTGCCATAGGAATTAAAATTACAACAGATGCAAAACAAAATGTTGATAATAGAGGTAATGATACAGTTACTACACTTGATGATGAGTCTAAAAAAAATCCATCTCTATCTACACCAATTAAATATAGTGATAGAAATGATATATACTTTATTCTTAAAAATTTTAAATATAAAGAAGATTTTGATAACTTATTAAATATAAAATATTTTAAAAATCTTACTAGTACTAATATAGTTCCATCAGATGATTTAATAAAATCAATAGACTCTTTATATAAGAATGCAAAAAATAGAGATACAAGTTATCAAACTATTTACAATGATATAATTTCCCATATAGATACTATTAATATTGATATATTAATAGATGAATATTTATTTGGAAAAAAAATGAAAAAATTTGGTAAAGTAACAATGGAAATAAAAAATCAACGCCAGCCAAACCCAAATTCCGGACCAAGTTTATCACCGCCATTAAATGAGACAACCGCACCACCCGGCAGTGGTGTTGTGGCAACCATACAACCCCTGTCTGGTGGTGCTAATTTAGACAAATTATATAAAATATGTTCATTCAAAAATTCTAATGATTATACAATACCTGATATTTCAAATATTGATAATGTACTAGATAAATTTAAAAATGGTGATGAAAAAAATAACCATAAATTATTAGAAATAATTGCTACTGAATATGAATCATATATAATTTTTTATGATTTGCATGATAATTTGTTAAATTTAAGTAAATCACATACTGAAAATTTTAGTAAATCACATACTGAAAATTTAAAAGATAATATGCTTATATTATCTGATATATTTAAGGATGTATCGATCATTCAAAGCAAATATAATATGGAATATTTGTATAATTCAATTAAAATGGATTATTTGAAAAAATTTAATAATAATGACAGATATCAGTATAGTAATGTGGAATATGATAGAATACGGAAAGAATTATTAGATTCATTTTCATATGAAAATGCGACACAAGAGGATAAAATAAAGATTGAAGCAAAAATAGATAATTATTATAATTTATTTAATCCATATAATATAGATAGAGGAATTATTATTTATAAAATATATAATCATATAATAAAAGAATTTAAATATTTAATAGGAACTTATCAAGAAACATTCAATGATTTTGAAAAATTAAGAAAAAAATTTAATACATTATATTTACAAATGTTTAATTATCAAACTTTTGTAGTTGAATATGTAAATGTTGTATTATTAAGAGAAAAATATGATATATACACTAGTATATCAAAAGGTACAGTAGATTATTACCATAGTATTATTAAATTATTACATGATAAATGCAGTAATATGAATAATGATACAACAAATCCAGATAAAATTATCCAAGTATTTTATACAGAATACTATCTAATTTTGGCCAAATTAAGACATTTTTTTGATAATGTCAAAAAATATTGGAAACCATGGTGTAAACATACAAATAAATCTTTCAGACATAAAGATTATGATAAATTAGATATATCAAGTAATGGTCTTTTATGGGAAGATCAAAATGATACAACACCAACAGGATTACCTGTTATGCCAGATGGGCCTTCTAATTATCCATCACCACTAATAGCCAATACTAGCCAACTGGAGATTCAAAACCAACAAACCCCGCCCCAAGATGCACAAAATAGACAGAGTGGTCAACAGTCTACAAATGTATCCAATTGGGGATTTCCTAGCCTATCCAATTGGGGAGTTCCTAGGCTATCCGGTGGAAGCCCAACCCAGATAGAAGATCTTATTTTAGAATTGGATACTATTAATGTGCGTAAAAAAATAAATGAATCTTATTATAATATTATTGATTATGATCGTGATGACTTTAGAAAAAATAAATTTTCATATAAAATGGAAGATGGATTTTTCTTATTTAATATATTTAAAAATATATTAGATGAATATGAAGCATCTATGCCTAATCCTGTATCTGTATATTTAAGGATTAATGATAAAGATAAAATTACTAATTTAACTAAAGAAAACCTTGAGCGTGAACCTAAAGATCAATATTTAAATATGCTTACAACAGGTATGTTAAACATTAGTACATATATGACTTTTGTAAAATCTAATGATAATGAATTAAATATTAATTATATCCAAGAAAAATTATATTTATTAAATAGTTCATTGCCAGAGAAACATATAAAAATAAAGGATATTATTAAAGATATTAAATTTAAAAATATATTTGATCCATATGGATTTTCTGATAATAGTGTATTAGCTTTATATATAGGATTACCTAATGCCATATCAAGGGGTAAATCTATTGTTATGATGACATATGGATATTCAGGTGTTGGTAAAACTTTCTCTATTTTTGGTGGAGATAATAAACAAGGACTATTACAAAAAACATTAACCACGATAAAAAATTCTGAAAAAATATATTTCAAATGTTATGAAATATATGGTATTGGATTACCATATAAATCTTATTGGACGAGAGTAGATACTAATAAAAAATATAATCATGAGATACATATTTTTAAAAATTTTATCTTTAATAATGAAAGTGTTACATTTAATTATGATAAAAATAATGATGAAAAATCCGGTGATCAGATTTTAAATTATATTCAAGATGTAAATAAAAATGAATATAATTTAGCTAATAATGAATCTGATATAATAGATAATATAGGTGAATCAAGTACTAATTATCAATTACTTGATATAAAGGAACTAAATAAATTCAATTTAATAGTAAAGGCAATAGATGATACACGTAAGAACAAATTATTTACAATTAAAAAAACAATTAATAATCCAGAATCAAGTAGATCTATTATGATTTATGAATTTAAAATTAAATATAGTACATTATATAAAATTAATGATAAATATAAAAAATATGTTAATTTTGTAATTATAGATTTACCAGGTAAAGAAAATTTATATGATTCATATGTTAATATAAAATCAAATGAGCATTCTAATTTAAATATTAAGAATGATTTATATGGTATAAATACAAATGCGAAATTAGATGATTTAAAAATGAGATTAGATGAAAATGAAAATAATATAGGTTCACCAAATTATAAAAGTGAAATTGATATTATTCGTGAATTTAAAACTGATTTAACTAATCCAACTGATTTAACTAATTTAACTGATGCAGAAAAGAAAAAGCTATCCAATTTAGAAATGAAAAAATTACATTTAGCAAGAATGTGTACATTTATAAATCCTGCATTTCTTTGTATATTTAAAAATGTTAATCATTTAATATTTGAGGTAATACGTGAAAATTTCGAATCCATAAAAGTTTTACCTGAATGGAATGAATTACAATATGGATTTTATAAAATTAAATTAGCACGACGTAGTAGTACTAACCAAAGATCGGATGTACAATCACTTGCAGAAATCGTTATAATGAATAATTTTAATGAATGTATAGATAATTTTCAATCCATCGATGATTTAAATAAAAAATTAATATACATATTATATGAAAAACCTACTGTAAACTATCCGCCACAGCAAAATGGAAGGTGGCCTCCAAATAATGATATATTTCCTTATAAGATTCCATTTAATAATGTACCTAATTGGCCTCCGCCTGAACGTTGGCCAAAATATGGGGTGTACCCCAATGGAGATGGATGGGGAATAGATGGTATCCAGTTATATCATATAATGACTATAGAAATATTTAGATTTTTAATTGAAATTGGTAATTTAGATATAATAAAAAAAGTTTTAGATAAATTGATAAATGAACAGTATAGTACCATCGCACTCGAAGGTGTATATATAAATGAAAATATAATGGGATTAATGAATTTAATGTCATCTATAATTAAAAAAAGAAAATGTAATATTTGTTTTAAAAGAAAATGTACTGAAAATGATATCAATTTAATGCCTCGGTCTCAAACCAATGATACAATATCATCTAAATATTATTTTAAAGAAAATTATAGTAGTTTAGAGTTTCCATTTATATTAGCAGGTTATAAGGACTATCTGAACAAGTTACCAGACACTACTGAGAATGATAGTAAGAAAGATTTATTATTGCAATTTTTTATAATTATATGTGCAAATAAATTATATAAGCAATTACCTAATGAAGAACTAGAAAAAAACTCAGATTTTTTTTATGAACCAGCAAATAATAATAATAATATACAGGCAACATGGATAAACAATAATGATGATATTGTAAAATTAATTGTTCATTATAATTACAGACTTCATTATAAAAATAATAATGACTCATCAAGACCATTTAAATTTGACTATTATGAAATGTTTAGAAATGCATATGATTTTAACAGTATATTTAATGAAACACCACCAATAAAATTCATATTAGATCCATATTTAGATGTAATTATAAATTCAGAGGATACATATACAATAGATCATTTTTATTTATTATTTGTAGTTACAAATAATTGCATACCAGAAATAATAGATAATGTTAGTATTAGTGATATTAAAATTAAAAAATATTTTGTAAATCAAATGCAATTATTAGCAGATTCACAAGGATTTATTAAATCGATTGGAGATTTTAATGACTTGTCTACTTGTCCTAGATAAGTTAGTGTTGTTGATAGTGAAGCATAAATATATTTATGATTTATAATAAAATAATAAATACATTGGACATATAAAAATAATAGTTAATTTATTTATTAAATCATATTAATATTTTTTACAAAATAGTATATACACATATTTTCATAAAAATTATCAAAATAAAAAATTATATAAATGTATTAAATATTATTTTTAAATACATGTGTAATTTGGAACAATCTAATATCTCTCTAATCTCAAGATATAAATATAATAGGGCAGTACACCTTTGTTGTATTCAATTTATTTTTTTTATTAAATTGAATACCATAAATAATTATATATTTTAATATATTTTTTATAAAGACATTATTATTAAATTTATTAATAATGACTGAAGAAATTATAATTAATATTATCAACAAACAATATTATAATGAATTTTACAATAATACGAAAAATAGATTATATCCAATTGAAACAACGAGATAAAAATCGAAGATTTTTATCTCGTTATTAAGCCGAGAAATAAATCTTAGATTTATTTCTCGGCGAAACATTAATTAAATTGATAATATTCATTTTAAATACGGGTACCATAAATGAGAAATCAAAGATTTCTCATTTATGCTAGGACAAAAAATAATAGATTTTTTGTCGTACGATTGATTGGGGGGTAAATTGAAGATTTACCCCAATCTTAGGTTTCATGCGTAAGCATGAAACCTATTTCTTATAGAGGATTCGTTGAGAAAAAAATTTATTTTTTTCCCAACTCATTGATGAAAATAAAATCAAATATTTTATTTTCATCAATTCAAAACTTGCGTATCTATATTTACGCCAATTAATATTCACACACATACAACTATTTATAAATTTTTTCAAAAATTAAATAAATATAACATTATTAAAATTGCTTTTGATAAATTGGTTAATAAACATCTTACTATAAATAAACCTAATAAATTTATTATTGATAGCACAACAGAAAATCGAAGATTTAAGGAATAGATTTTATTGGTTATAATAATCAAATTCCTAAACATAAATTGCATGAGAAAATTGAAAAATTTCTCATGTAATCATTAGAAAAAATCGTAGATTTTTTCTAACATTATCTAAATTATCAATTTTAAGTGATATCAATGGTATATCTATTGATATACTATTAACAAAAGGAAATAAACACGATGCATTAAGAAAAATATCGAATATATTTTTCTTAACTCATTAATCAAAAAAAATCTTTGATTTTTTTTGATTGATGCGACAATTTTTATACATCAATTAAATATTATAAATTTTGTGCTAAATACAAATAATAATATATTTATTGACGATGTTTATGATTCATTAGGAAAAATATCGAAGATATTTTTCCTAACTTATTAATTGATAAAAAATCAAAGATTTTTTATCAATTGATTCTAATAATATTAGAAATAAAATAAATGAACTGCTAAAAACAAAACGCAA